TGCGGGATTGGTTTAGTCCAACCCCACACAGCCAAACCTCATTTCGGGATTGGTTAATTTTTGACCAGTAACTTTCACGTTCGTTGTAAATTATTTTTAGGTTTAGAGAGTCCGGTATAAGTATTTTTGAAGTAAGTTTTGGTATGATTGTCCTCCTAGCAGGAGGAAGGCTCCCGAGACGTAGTAAGATACGTCCTTCGAGTCGAAGGAGGGAGCGAGGAACGAGCGGGAGGATGAGGGGGTACCTTTGTTTTTGGATTCTGAGAGTAGGTACCATACCGGGGGTAGATATATAATTTTTATCTTAGGTGTTGACATAGATTGAAATGTATGGTATAATAAAGTGTAGATATACTTAAGAGATATTATCTACTAACTATATATTTACTAATATCTACTTATCTATTTATATCTACAATTATTTACACTTTATCATACCAAGTATGGTATCAGAGAGGCCACAAGTGTATCTGAGGTGGCCAGATAAGACCCACCGGATTCCTCCTCGTTAATTTATTTTTGGTAAAGGGGTTGACAAGGGTTTCTTGTTGTGGTATCATAGGGTAGAAGAATAGGAGTAAGGTTATGGCAGAGATTCTAATGGCAGCGGCCCTAGCGGCTTGTAGTCAAGACCCCACGGCTTGCTCCTACACCGAACTAGACTCGGGCGAAGCGGTCATCACGGTCTGTGATGTCTCGCCCGGGGACCAAGGGCCACCGATCACCTACGAGGTGTATCTGGGGGCCAAGAAACACACCATCGTCCTAGAGCCTACCTGTCTGGAGACCTAGGACTTATTCGAGGCAGGGCCGAGAATAGATATGAACGATAACGAGAATAACAATCTGGAGAGCGGCTATGGCTCGCAAGTACGGAACGAAGGGAACGAAGGCGAAGAACTACAACAACCGCTCCCCTCGTCGGACCATGAACTCCATGAGGCAGATGAACCGTCGGAGACGGTGAATGGAGATGAAGCGTCGGCGGAAGTAGAGGAAGGCACCGGGAAACCGATCTTTGGTCCCGAAGTCATCCACGACGTAGAAGGGGCCTTGAGCGGAGATTACCTGCCTGCACCTCGTCCTAAGCGGGGGCGCCCCAAGGGTCGCAAGGACGCCATGAAGTTCTCCAAGCGGGGACGCCCGGGCCACGAGCCGAACGAAGTGACTCGCCAGACAGTGCTTATGCACGTTGCGGTCGGGACAACGGTTACCGACATCGCCAAACTTCTTGGGATCGGTCTCAAGACTCTCAAGAAGCACTACAAGGAAGAGCTTAACTTCGGCAGGTCCAAGGCCAACGCCTCGGTTGCAGGGAAGCTGTTTGACCGGGCAATGAACGGCGACGTGACCGCCCAGATTTTCTGGTTGAAGGCACAGGCCAACTGGTCAGACAAACAGCAAGTCGAGTTCTCCTCGGAAGACGGCACCAGCCCCGTCAACCGGGTTGAGATTGAGGTCATAGGCGAAGACGGACCGAAGAAGAAGCAAATCGGACATGAATCTGAACATTCAAGCGACAGCACCACAAGCTGAGTTTCTCACGCTTGACAAACGCTATCGCTTGTTTTGTGCCGGGTACGGCGCAGGGAAGTCCGAAGCGATGGTCTACGCAGCCCTCATCGACGCTGCCAGCGCCCCAGGCGCAACCATTGCTTGCTACGCCCCAACCAACGATCTAGTTAGGCTTATCACAGCCCCCAGACTTGTAGAGAAGTTGGACGGACTTGGGGTCAACCACAAGTACAACAAACAAGACAACGCGATCTACGTCTCCAGCCCGAACTGGGGAGACTTTCTGATGCGGTCCCTGATAACCCCGACCGTATCGTTGGTTACGAGTCTTACACAGCCCACGTCGACGAGATCGACACCTTGCCGCAGAAGCAGGCAGAAACCGCTTGGAACCGCGTCATAGGCCGTAACCGAGAAAAGCCGCCAAGACTGAAGAATCCTTACAACCAAGCAAGCGCGTACACAACGCCCGAAGGATTCAAGTTTGCTCACTGGCGCTGGGTTAAGAACGCCAACGAAGACTACGGAATCGTTCAAGCACCCTCTTACACAAACCCGTACCTGCCGGAAGGTTATATCCAATCTCTGCGAGACTCTTACCCAGAAGCTCTCGCCGATGCCTACATCGAAGGGCGTTTTGTCAACCTTACCTCGGGTACAATCTATTCAGCGTTTGACCGCGCCTTGTGCGATTCCAGTGAGCGTATTTTTGGTGGAGAGCGGCTTTATGTGGGTATGGACTTCAACGTCGGAAAAATGGCTGCTGTCGTATTTGTTCGCAGAGGCGAAACGCTCCACGCAGTCGACGAACTCGTCGATCTTTACGACACTAAGAACATGGTGGAAGCGATCAAGTCGAGGTACGACGGTCACACCATCATTGTCTACCCAGACGCTTCGGGACGTAGCCGCAAAACAGTCAACGCCTCGCAGTCCGACTTAGCGATCCTTCGTCAAGCCGGATTTCAAATCAGGGCACCTAAGAAGAACCCGGTCGTTAAAGACCGCATCAACAGCATGAACGCGGCTTTTGAGAACGGGACGGTAAGGGTAAACGCTCGGGCTTGTCCTGAGTTTGTAACGAGTCTGGAACAGCAGGCTTACGATAAGAACGGAGAACCCGACAAGCAGTCGGGCCACGATCACTTGAACGACGCGGCAGGCTACGCCATCGCTTACGAGAAGCCGATCACTAAGCCAGTAGCAGACGTTCGGATCGGATTCGCTATCTAAGAAGGTACTGAATGTCAGTCAAGACACTACACCCAGACTACCAGATTCACGCCCCTAAGTGGCGGCTAGTGCGGGATGCCGTCGAGGGCGAACAAGCGATCAAGCGAGTCCCCGAGCGGTATCTGCCGCAGTTTGTGCCACGGGACGAAGAGCGTTACAAGCGTTATCTTGATCGGGCATACTTCATGGGCGTTACGGGCCGCACCCGCAGCGCACTTTCCGGTATGGTGTTCCGCCGTGATCCGATGGTAACGATGCCAGAGGACATGCGGTTCATCCTGTCNAACGTAGACGGCAGCGGAACCCAACTNATCCAAAGCGCAAAGAACGCGCTTGGCTCTATTCTNGACACGGGNCGTCACATCTTCCTTGTTGACTACCCAANCATCGATGACAGTATCGACTACGAGACAGAACAGAATATCGGCGCACGGCCTCTTATCGTTAGTTACGAGGCAGAAGCTCTTATCAACTGGCGTTACGAGCTTTACCACGGGCGTCGAGTGCTGAGTTTGGCGGTGCTGGTTGAACTCGTCCACGACGAGAAAAACGAGTTCCAGCACGATGTGGTCAAGAACTATCGGGTTCTTCGACTAAGAAACGGTGTTTACACACACCAAGTGTACGATGATGGCGGGCAGCCCATGACCGACGAGGTTGTACCGCGCATGGCAGGCGGGGAGGCATTCGACCACATCCCTCTGCACATCATCGGTTCAGAGAATAACAACCCCGACATTGACCACGCGCCACTTTACGATCTAGCGGTAGTAAACATCGCCCACTACCGTAACACCGCAGACCTTGAAGAGGCAGGCTTCATCACAGGCCAGCCAACTCTGCACCTTGACACAGGCGACACACCGCCAGAGCAGTTCGCCGAACAGAACCCGAACGGCGTACAGCTTGGCAGCCGCCAAGGTATTGTTACTCAGGGCGGCAAGGTAGAACTTGTCCAGCCCGAGGAGCGCGGCCTTTTGTTCCGTCTCAAAGAGAACAAGGAACAGGAGATGATCGGCATCGGCGCTCGCATCGTGCAGCGAGGCGGGGCAAACGAGACTGCCGAAGCAGCACGCATCAACGCATCAGCAGAAGCGTCTGCCCTTGACCAAGTAGTAAACAACTTGTCAGAAGGGCTTACGGAGGCTCTGCGCGACGCAGCTTGTTCGCAGGCATTGATCCTCGGGATATTTACTACCGACTGAACACCCGCTTCTGGGAAGAAGAGCTGGACAGTCAGGAGATGATGGCACTTATCCAGCTAGGCGACGTCGGCGTTATCTCTCGCCGCGCCCAGCGCGAGTCCATCCGCAAGGGCCGTGTCCACATTCCAGAGGATATGTCCGACGAGGACATCGACGCAGAAAACGCTGGCAACCCGCTTCTTTAAGCCATGACAGCCGAAGCCTTCTTAGTTGACGCTAACACTCGGCGTCAGATTATGATTCAGAGGCTCTCAAACGGCATCTGGGAAGAGATCAGGCCAATCCTTGCCAATGTATCGGACAGGATCAAAACTCGCCTCAGAGAAGCGGACAGCGAGCTTAGGCGCGGCGAACTCAGTTTACTGCTAAGGGACATTCAGGACGCTTTTGACGAAGGCAAGTCCGCTTTCGATCAAACTCTAAGGCAGCGGGTCATCGAGTTTGCTCAGGACGAAGCAGAGTTCCAGAAGCAGACTTTTGAGCAAGTAACTGACGAAACCGTTGAGCCTGTCCCAGAAGAGACAATCACCGGCGAGGTTATGACAGTCGCGGCAGGGCTTTTGATTACAGGCAGCCTAGTTGACAGCGTAACCTTCAACCAAGCGATTGACCGACAGTTCTCTCAGAACGTACAAGACGTCAAGAACACAGTCTCAACAGGCTTTATCGCAAAGGCCCCGACAGATACTTTGACGCGGCAAGTCGACCAGAAGGTCGGCAACAGGATGACCAATCAATCACGCGCAGTAGTCGCAACGATGGTCAACCACGCTGCCAACGTAAGCCGAGGTCTTTTCGCAACTGCAAACCGCGCCTTAGTCCAGAACGAACGCTATGTAGCGGTCTTGGACTCCAGAACAACGCTTCGATGTGCAGGGCTAGACGGCGAAGTCTTTGCAGAGAACGAAGGTCCTCAACCGCCTCTTCACTACAACTGCCGATCCATCCGCGTTCCGATCATCAAACCTGAGTTCGTTTCAGNGCGTTTTCGGGGCAACAGAACAGCAACAGGATTGGCAGGNCAGCGGCAAACAGTNTCGCCAAGGACAACATTCACCTCTTGGCTAAAACAGCAGCCGGTAGAGTTNCGAGACGAGTTCTTNGGCAAGTTNGCNAACGGNGCAGANAANCGNCGNCTNTTTGATTACGGNGGNCTGAGTCCTAACGATTTTATCGACCCATCTGGNGCNCAGATGAGTCTCACAGAACTTCGACAGAAGTATCCAACCGCTTGGCAACAAGCAAACCTTTAACCGTGGTTCAGAGAACCCGAGAAATGTATAGCTAGGGGCTACAAAATGGCAGAAGAGCAAACCAACACCGAAGCCGAAACCAACCAGACGGAAGATCAGAAGAAGACTTACACCGAAGAAGAAGTCCAGAAACTTGTAGATGAACAGGTATCCGGGCTGAAAAACAAGGTTGAAGAGTTGCTCGGAGAGAAGAAGTCTGCGGCTCAGAAGGCTAAAGAGCTAGAAGAGCAGCAGAAGGCTCAGGAAGAAGAGCGACTAAAGGAGAAGGAGCAGTTCCGCGAACTTTACGAGCGGGAGCAGACCAGCAAGAAGGAACTTCAGGAGAAGTTTGAAGAGTTCCAGAATCGCATTAAGCAGCAGGAAATCAACAACGCTTCTCTNAAGCTGGCATCAGAACTTACCCGCGACACTGCTCGTGGCGAGCTTCTTCAGGAGAAGGCTTCACAGTACGCCAAGTATAACGAAGATGGCAGCGTCACCTTTGAACTTGGCGGTGTGCAGGTAGATCAGGAGAAAATCCTGACACACCTGAAAGAGAAATACCCGTTTCTTGTCGATGGGAGCGGGGCATCCGGCGGCGGAGCCACTGGATCAGACAACGGCGGGGCCGTAACCAGCAAATCATTTTCCGAAATGACAGGCGCAGAACTCTCACAACTACGGGCAGAAAACCCGACAGAGTACCAGCGCCTACGAAGTGAGTATTACGGCCAATAAGTAATTAGGAGAAATCTAAAATGGCTACTACACGTCTAAGTGACATCATTGATGTAACAGTATTCCGGGACCTTCCCCCGGTCAACGGCCCTGAGAAGACCGCATTCTATGACAGCGGTGTTGTCAGCCGTAACGCCCTGCTTGACGAGCTTGCTGGTTCAGCCGGTAAGACCGCCGAGCTTCCTTTCTGGAAAGACCTTGACGGCAGCGTCGAGCTAAACTACAGCGACGACGATCCCAGCAACGTCGCCACGCCTGAGAAGGTCGTGCAGGGTGAGCAGGTCGCTCGTAAGGCTTTCGTCAACCAGGGTTGGCAGGCTGCTGATCTGGCCTCCGAGCTTGCTCTTGGCGCCCGCGCGATGGATCAGATTCGTAACCGCACGGATCGTTACTTCGAGCGTCAGTGGCAGCGTCGTCTTGTCGCTACTACCAACGGCATCATCGCCGACAACGTAGCTAACGACGGCGGCGACATGGTTGTTGACGTAGCAGCCGACGCCATTGCTAATCAGGACGCAGGCACTCGGTTTAACCGTGACGCTTTCGTTGAGGCCACCAACACCCTCGGCGACCGTTACGATGAACTGACTGCTATCGCTGTTCACAGCGCAGTCTACGCCCAGATGGTCAAGAATGATGACATCGACTTCATTCCTGATTCCGAGGGCAACCTCGTCATCCCGACCTACCTTGGCCTTCGCGTCATCGTAGACGACGGCAT